AACCACAACTCGCCTGTAAAGACGTTAGGAAGCTCTCTCAAGGCTTTTAGACGGTTCGTCAAGCCTTCCTCTAGCTGAAGGTTTCGGCGCTCTGTCACTTCCACACGCCCGACTGACCACCCCGTCCCGTCTAAAATGTCCGCCATGATTTGTTCCGGCGTCGCGTCCTGCCAACTCCACACTTTCATTGGCTCGGTATATTGCAAGTCGTACCACGTCGCCTCGCAATACACAACGAGTTCAAGGCGCCCTCCGGCTCTCACTTTCGAGACATCGCGAATGAAATAACGCTGATTGACCACTTCGACGATGTTTTCGTTTTGGATGTACTCTCGTTTTGGATCGTTGTATGGAAGGGAAAACGTCAGCGTATCCACACTGCCAATCTCTTGTTCCAAAATCGGGTCATCCGCGTTTTCCAATACGCCAAGCCGTTTCCCGTCTTGGTCATACACGACCAATAAGGCGTTGGATAGTCGATTGTACAAAGGTTGCTGTCGTTGCGGCGGTTGGCTGTTGTATCGAATTTTGCCAAGCAGGTTATACCGTCCGACTCTCAACTGATTGTATTTCAGCATAGGCGTCACCTCACGCCACGACTAGCCAAGGCGAACAATAGGAGCTTCGTTGAAACAACGCTCCACTTGCCGGAAACGTCGTTGGCATATCGCCAAAAGGAATGTTCGTCGCCCGATAGCCGCCATAAAAGTTATGAGGGTTCGGTCGTTCAGCCAAATCTTGCAGGAACGTTTGGGCATTGAATTTCACGATAGGAATGGCACTGACTTGGTTCAGTCCGTCATAATACGCCGTTGCCCCATCGTGTCTCGCAATCCAATAGAATCCCGGCTCTAACTCCCAATCAATGTCAACCATGCCCCATCCTCCGGCCGCCGGAATAGTGATGACCGGACTTTGAAACAGCAATTCGCTCGGCCGTAGGCCGCTATCTCGGTAAATGCCGATTCTCAACGGCACGTCCGTACTGGCCGAATTCAGCTTCATCGCCGCCTTGCTGAACCGTGTTTTTGTCGTCACCGGAAAAGGAAAAGCGTCGATGGTGTTTCCATAAACCAATATCCGAAATGCTGGCACATGGCTGTTCACATTGGCTGACCCATCCGAATTTATCGGGTTATAGTCACGCCGAAAATGACTGACATACGTTCCCGACACCGGATAAAACGGTTCAACTCCCGATGGATTATTGGCGAATAACTGTGCATGTCGATTCACAGTTTGTTGTAGCGTAGGGATGCTTCCGATGCTCCCGTCTATGCTTTGTCGCCACGCAGAAGTGTTCGTGATGTACGTAAAATCCGCCGAAATCGTATCATTGGAGTTTTGTTGGTCATGAAAAACGACAACGCCATGCGCCGGACTGATTTCATACTCGTTCGGGTTCACTTGAACCCCGTTTCGATAGATAACCGGCGTAGGGTTGTCGAGCCAATTACGAATCGTTCCTTCATAAATCCGATACCGAATAGTCGGGTCGTCTTGATCTGCTACTGGCGTCAACACATGCCCCGTCGCTTGCGCTGTTTTCATTTCCAAAACTGCTTGCATTTTATTGATGTCGTGTTGCAAACCTGAAATGTGCGCAGATAGAATGTCTTGACTCGCTAAATCGTGATAAGGGGTTTGCGCCATGGTTTCACCTCTTTTCTAAATCCACCGGCTCCGAGCATAGACAGTCGCTTTCTCAATGGTCGCATTTCCCTCTGTCAAAAACTCAACCTCGTTTTCCTCTATGTCCAGAAACGGAAAATCCATCGAATCTAAATACTGATTCGCCGGCCGCTTGTTTCCGTATCCATCGAGAATATAGGACGTGATGAAATGGCTGTCGAAAACAAGAGTCTCCCCTTGCTTCAATGTTCCTGTAAAACGAACAGACGTGAACGGTGTTCGCACGCCAATCGCTCCGCCGCTGCATGTTCCCTGTATTTCGATCAACGGCTCTGAATACTCGTTCCCCTTTTGTCGGTTCACGACATACACGCCCGCGCCGCTGAACTCAAATACTTCGTCCTCAATCGCGTAGTAGCACGGATCAGGACAGAAAAAGTTCAACGTGCCCTCTCCGGCACGAATTAATTCCCGTATCTCTGTTTGATCTTGAATGATGCCGTTAATGTACCTGTCCGGCTCGTCGTCGAATATGATTGGCTTTGGTTCACTCTTATTCAGCTTCCCAGCCAAGAGGCGTTTCAGTTCAGAATACGATAAGTCGAGGTGTTCATAGATGACCACCTCGACAGGAATGACAACTGGTTCATGCCGCTTTTCCAAGAAATACGCACCGTGTCTGCCGGGGATAGACATGTACGTGATTTCTTGTGGCGGCATTAAGGGGCGCCCGATATTCCGAACGAGTAAATACGTTGAAAGGTCAAACCCATCGTACGTAATCACAGGATGCTACCCCCCATGCCATTTGCTCTCCGTTTTCCAATGCGTCGTTGACCAAGATCACGGTCAATATAAGGCGTGGTCGCTCGTGCGATTTCCCTGCCGTCCAAGATGACAGGAACGACAACTTGTATTTGCTCTGCTCCTTGTGCTCCGCTGTTTTTCAGTTCTTCACGGATGATGCTTCTCAGCATTCGTTGTGGCGCTACAATCTCTGGGTTTCCTGCTCCCGCGTCCCCGACAATGGCTAGCGTTGGCTTATCAACCACACCACCTGTTGCCAATTTCGGGATGTTCGGGATGTTGAACCCAATCGAGCCGCCGCCGCGTCCGCCAATTCCAGGCACCCAGTCAGGAATCTTCGGAATCGGAATGCGAACGCTGTTGATCGAGTTAATCATGCGGTTGATAAAGCCAATGACTTTGTTTACTGCGCCACGTACTGAGCTAACCACGCCGTTCCATGCACTCGATGTCGCGCTTTTCACTCCATTCCATACGCTTGAAATGATACTGCGAATGCTGCTGAACGTGCTTGAAATTCCCGAACGAATGCCGTTGATAACAGAACTGATTGCACTTTTGATACCATTCCACACGCTCGACGTGACAGAACGGATGGCGTTCCAGACTGTTGAAATCACGTTCCGAATTGCATTGAAAACAGAAGAAACCGCAGATTTAATCGCGTTCCATGCAGTAGTCAAAGCCGAACGGATGGCATTCCAGACCGTTGTCGTCATGGTACGAATGACGTTCCACACGGTCGAAATCACCGTCTGGATCGCGCTGAATACTGTCGATACGGCGCTTTTAATGCCATTCCACGTTGCCGTCAACGCCGACTTGATAGCGTTCCAGACGGTCGATGTCACGCTTTTAATCGTGTTCCAAATGTTCGAGATCGCTGTTTTAATTGCGTCAAAAACGGTAGAAGCCACAGATTTAATCGTGCTCCACGCCGTTGACAACGCGGACTTGATAGCATTCCAGACCGTGATGGATACGCTCTTGATGCCTTCCCACACACTCGTAAAGAACGCACCGAGCGCGCTGAACACGGTTTTCGCGACGCTTTCAAGCGTTTTCCACGATTGAGAGAGAAACTTACTGACTGAATCCCAGTTCTTCCATAGCAGAACGATGACGGCTATTAGCCCACCTATGATGGCTATCACAGCCAATACCGGCGCCATAAGTGTGCCAAAACTGACGCCAAGCACGCCCATGGCCATAGAGATTGTAGACACAATCGGGGCGAGCGTCATAAACAAGCCGATGATGATGCCGATCACCGTGATAATCGCCGTGATGGTTGCCGCCAGTTTCGGGTTATTGGAAATCCACTCGGCCACTTTGCTAACCACATCAGCAATTCCCCGATATGCCGGGGCTAGAGCTGTGTTTAAATCGTTAAACGCCTTTTGCATTTGGAACATCGGATCAGCCTGCATCTGTTGCACGGTCTGATTGAACAAGCCTTGGTTCTTGTTCGCGTCACCCAAGTGCTTGTTCATGTTCAGGAGCGTTTCTGCAATGTTGTCGCCTTGGTCTTCCCACATGGTCAATTTGTTATCGCAAAGGCTTTTTATCCTTTGCTTCCGGAGGTTTCCCTCATACCCTGTCACGGGATACGGCTGGTCAATTCCAGCCCGGTTCGGCGTACATTTTCAACCTCAAAAGGTTGCCGGACACTCTTGGGCGGATTATTGCTCCCTTAACGCTCACCGCCTACGCTCTACGGTGCAGGGTGGTGTTCCCTGTTACCTCGGT